AAATTATGAAGCAGCAGAACAATTCGCAGCAATCGAAAACGGAACTTATGAAGTCTATGTATCACAAGCTGAACAATCAGCAACGCAAAGCGGAACTGATTTCTTGGATATTCGTCTTAAAATCCGTGATGATTATCAACAAAAATTCCGTAACAATCTGATTTTTGACAAGGTCTATGTCAATAAAAGTACGTTGCAATATCCAGAGTGGGTACTTCAAATGTATTGTAAGGCTGCTAAAGTTCCGGAAAAAACTGACATCCAAACAATCGAACAATTCCTAGATCTTATCAAAGGTAAATCTATGAAAGTGACAGTGGAAAATGAAACTTCAGAATGGAATGGCAAGATTTATGAAAACTTGCGTGTTAAAAAACGTGAACAAACAGAATTGCCACCTTATTCTGCGAAAGCAGAAAAAACACCAGAAGTATCAGACCTAGATTTGCCGTTCTAAAGCTATGGTAGGGATGGTAGATTACGCCCTTCATTATCAAAAGCTAGGTTTTTCGGTCATCCCAATAGACAAAACAAGTAAACGTGCGGTCACTAAATTTAAAGATAAAACATTTAGTGAAGAAGAAGTGAAACGTTTGTGGCACGAACACCCAGACGCTAACATTGCACTACGGACGACTGACTTCTTTGTTATCGATATCGATGTTTCGGAAAGTGAGGATGGCTACCAGTCTTTAGAAGATTGGGAGCTATCCAAGTATATTCCGAAAACATTAACAGCTAATACGCCTTCTGGTGGAAAACATATCTTCTTAAAAAAACCAAAAGGCGTAAACATTAGCCAAGATATTCGAGTCAAACCTGGTATTGATATTAAGGCAAACAACAATAATTACATTTTAGTAGCACCAAGCAACAACCCGAAAGGGAAGTATTCTTGGAACAAAGACACCGACACGATAGCTGAAGCTCCTAAAGAAATAGTGGATATTCTGAAATCAGAGCAGGAATATAAACCTTTAAGTTTTTCAACCAACTATAAAAAAGGTGAGTTTTCAAACAAAACCGCTAAATTATTCGAGCAGATTGTTTTTGGTCTCGGTGATAAAGGTGGAAGAAATAACGCCCTAGCTAGTTTTGTTGGTGGGCTGCTAATTCGTGGGGTAGATGTAGATGCGGTTTATTTGTTGGCAAAAATTGCCAATCATTACACTCCGGAAAGTTTGTCAGACAGCGAATTCGACAGGACGTTTGCAAGTATGCTTAGAAAGGACACAGACAGTAAACATGAAAATACCGCCACATATTCAACAGATCAATGAAGAATACAAGGAAAGAGTTGTTGACCGTCCAGTGTTCTTAAAAAAGCCTAACGATTGGCGAGAAATCCGTTTAGCATGTAAAAACTACCGTGAGATATGGTTAGAGAAAGCATCGTGGAAGAAACCAAACCAATATGGTGTGGAGGAAAAGAAAGAAAATCCACCTACCCGTCTGACTGAATTAGCAGTAGCGGAAGGGATGGAAGAAATTCTTTATATCATCAACCTTCCTAATGATCGTGTGGCTATTTATGACCCAGATAAAGGGTACTACCACAAAGACCCTAGTTTCGCTTACCGTGTCATTCGACTACTAGAACCCAATTTCAATGAAACCAAGGCTAAGAACGTCCTATTCATGCTTGCATCGACTACCAGAGTCAACCAACGAGAAGATTTCTCTTGTAACTTTGCTGTCGGTGAGTTTGAAGAACCTAATCGTTTTATCCTCGTTAAAAATGGCATCTACGATAAGAAAGAACGTATCTTAAAACCATTCACGCATGAGTTCGTAGCTTTTTCAACAATCGCTACCTCTTACGACCAATTCGCAGAATCACCCGTTATTGACGGTTGGGATGTGGATAGTTGGTTACTAGATCTCATGAGTGGGGATAAAGACCTTGTGAAACTTATCTGGCAAGTTATTTCTGCGAGTCTCAACGGTAATTACTCTTACCGAAAATCAATCTGGTTTGTCGGTGAGGGTAATGACGGTAAGGGAACAGTGCAGCAGCTCATCACCAACCTTGTCGGAATTAAAAACATTGCTAGTCTTAAACTCAATCAATTTTCAGAACGTTTCTCACTTTCGATGATTGAAGGTAAAACCGTTGTTATCGGGGACGATGTTCAAGCTGGTATCTATGTGGATGAGTCTTCCAACTTCAACTCAGTCGTTACTGGTGAGCCAGTATTGGTCGAGGAAAAGAACAAACAACCTTATACCACGGTGTTTAAGAAAACGGTTATCCAGTCCACGAATGAGTTGCCACGATTTAAAAATAAGACAAACGGAACATATCGGCGTTTTGTAATCATACCGTTTAAAAAGTCATTCAGTTCCAAGGATGATAATTGGGCAATCAAAGATGATTACATTTATCGCAAGGATGTCCTCGAATATGTTTTGAAAAAAGCGTTAGAGCTTTCCTTTGCTCGATTTGATGAACCACAAGCATCTATTGAAGCCTTGGAAGATTTCAAGGAAAGCAATGATACTGTTAAATCATTCGTGGTTGAATGGTTCGATAAATTCGAATCCACTCGGCTACCCTCAAGGTTTTTGTGGTGGTTGTATCAAGAATGGTGCAAGGAAGAAGGCGTTACGAAATTGACAAAACGCAAGTTTGAAAATCAATTAGCTAAAGTTGTGCCGTCTGAATGGGTTAAGAAACGTTCGAAACCAGGGAAAGGTTTTATCCCTTCGGTCGATGTTCCGAAACATTATTACACATTCTCTTGGTCGGATGAAGAACGGGACACGGCTACAGTATGCTATGAAAAAGTTACCGTTACCGTTTAGGTTACCGTAAAAATCGACATACGGTAACCCTCACAAACCTTTTAACGATACCGTTTCACTCTACTTAGTTACCTTGTTACCTTATTTATATATTGAAATAATAAATAAATAAATAAATAAAGTATATATAAGTAGAGCTTATAACGGTAACGGTAACGAATCAGCAAAAAAACAGTCAAAACCGTTGATATCATTGGATTTTAGACGGTTACTGTTCTAAAAAAAAGAAAGGTAACTATTTAGTGAGTTCTGAACATAGTATTCAAAACCAAATTCGAGTGGAATTATCAAAAGCTGGCTACATGGTATTTCGGATTAACGTTGGTAAGGTCAGAATGGCTGATGGGCGTTGGTTTGATACGGGAGCACCGAAAGGGTTTTGCGACCTATTCGGATTTAGACCAGACGGACAGATATTTTTCATCGAGGTTAAAAATGAAAAAGGTCGTGTGAGAGACGACCAGAAAAAATTTATGGATGCCATGCGAAAACGAGGGGCACTCGTAGGCGTGGCAAGGAGTGTTAAGGAGGCTATGGATATAGTCGATGGTAAAACGATGGACTGATCGTATGGCTGGTGTTAAATATGCACCAAGACCATACGAGCAATCGGCAACAGTATTAGAGCGTGTGGAAGTTTTCAGCCACTGGTTTTATACCACGCATCAAAAGAAAGGTGCGGTGGCAGCCAAGCTAGGTATTGGGAATAAGAAACTCAACCGCATACTGCTGTTAGAACAGTTGCCGGATGAAGAACTATTGAAAGGAATGATGGAGCTATGCGAGCAAAAGAGTTTGCACTCTATAAGGGTGAAGAATTGCTAGCAATGGGAACTAAGCGTGAAATTGCTAAACAATTGGGGGTGTCCCCTAGCACCGTTGGGTACTATGGTACGCCAGTATACGCTCGAAGAACCAGTGAGAACGGAAGGAGATTAGTAGAGATATGAAATACAAGGTTATCGTATATTACGACAATATGGAAGACAGTGAGCATATTTTTAGCAACAAGAATGACGCTATCAACGAGCTGCATCGTTTGAGAGGTGTTAAATATCGTAATTCTAGGATGTATACAGTGGAGTTGGTCGAATGCGGTGGATAGTACGAGTAGCACGCACGATGGATGATGTTAAAGAGTGCCATTTCACAGATAAGGACAAGGCACTGAAACACATTGAAGCGTTGAAGAAGTTAAGCATGGCAGTAGATGCTACTGTCTGGATGGAGGAAATCGATGATTAGAACGAAGTGGTTAGAGGTCGACAAAGAGACTAGATATACGGTTCGGATTAAAGGGATTGGCGGATACAGTAAATACCTCAATCGAGATACAAAAACTCAAAAATGGCTTTTTGCATCGAAAACAGAACTTGAAAGATTTCGAGCACACCACACCCGCAAAGAGCTAGAAGCGAACGGGTTCGGCTGGGTATTCTCTTGTGAAGGCGTGGAAGTGAAAGAGGTAACGGATGAATAACCTAATTACTAAAATCAACGAATGGGCTGACAAACGCGGCCTTAAGCAAGCAGACCCTAAAATCCAGTGGATGCGTATCACGGAAGAAGTCGGAGAAATTCGAGATGTACTCTTGAAACCGAAGAAATTCACAGAACCGCAAGCAGCACTTAAGGACGCTATCGGGGACACGTTGGTAACGATTATCGTGCTAGCACATCAACTGGACCTCGATGTTACTGAATGTCTAAGTATTGCATACGAGGAAATCAAGAACAGAAAGGGAAAAATGATTAATGGGACGTTTGTTAAAGAAGACGATTTATAACGACCTCGCTATTGCTACGGTATTACTCATGGTCTCACTAGCCATTAACGTGACTACTGTTCTACGAGTGGTTAACCGACCTATCGAGACCGTGGTAATTCACAAGGCAGACAATGCCGTTGAGCTGCATGGCAAGGTTACTGGAAAATCCATGGTAGGCAAGCTCTACACTATTGATTGTGGTGCTTACGGGAAATTCCTTGTCAGCAAGGAGCAATATGACAGTGTTAACGTTGGGGATGATATTCCAAGTTACTTGAAAGGGAGAGGGAGCTAATGAACAAACGACAACGAAAAAAATTGGTAATGAGAAATGTCTCAAAACTTTATGATATGGCTTTCGAGCGAAATCACTTTAGGAGAGACGTAGCTATTGTTTGTGGTAGAGGCCCAAGAAATACAAGAGCGCTTACGACAATGGTGGTTAAGAGAACTGTGTGCGAATTCGCCCCATTTGAAGCTGTTGGAATAACATTAGAGGGATATATCGCAGACCGCAAAGTGATACAGGAGCGGAGCTCATGAGCAAAACATACCAATATTCCGGACTGACCGAGGAATTATATCAACGGTTAGTCAGCGAGCATGCATCACTGAAAAAAGCACACAAAAAAGGCTCTTATAAGCAGTTCTTCCAAGAGGTCAAGCAGTGCAGTGAAGCACAAGCTCGCATTATTTATCAAGCCTTTAACAGCACAGTGGTGGAACGTGCGAGGATATCACCAGCAACTGTTGACAGGTTAGAAGGCATTATCTCCGATGAACTATTCGACGACCTGCAAGATTATCTGTCTATTAATTACACAAGAGGTAAAACCACGCACCCAGTGTTGGATAAAATCAACGCAGGACTGCCAGAAGACTTGTTTAAACGGTTTCAAGAGGAAGTGGAAGAACTACGCAAGGAACACCCTAACAATCTAAATAGCTATATTAGATATGTTAAGGACTGCGACCAGAAAAATGCTAACAGAACCCAAAACGCCCTCAATCTGTGCTATGCAGAAAGAGCTGCTCTAACGCCTTTGAAGGCAATCCAAATGGAAGGAATGTTATCAAGAGAGCTATTCAGTGAGATTGTTGATTATGTCTTTAACAACTATGAATGGTCCGAAAGGCTAGATGGCGAGGTTGATCGCATAACCCTAAAATATAGAACTAAAGGCAGAATAGGTCGTGATAAGACCACGGTCAGAAAAGCCTTATATAAAGCCTATGCGTTAGGCGTGTAGCTAGAACGGTTTAAGAGGGTTCGACTCCCTTGCTAGCTATTGTCTGTCAAAACATCCAAGAGACACTTTTTCGACACCCGTCGAGCTGACAGACCTCGACACAGAAATCCAGTAAATAAATAATTAGAATCGAGGAATCCTTTTTTATTTTGTTACCCTAGCCTTTGCATTACTGGTGGCATGGCTAAATCTAATGTATGGGAGGTGGCACATTTCTCCGCTCTTTATTCTTGTTATCAATGCGGATATAAATAATAAAAAAAAGACCCAGACTAATGCCTAGGACTGTTCAAACGCTAATAATATCATTATACCATAAAGGAAACGAATTTATGAGAACAGTGGAACGGCTGCAACAAATCAAGGCACTTGATAGATATATTGACAGTCAGATAGAACAGATTAAGAGACTGGAATCACAAGCGCTAAAAGTAACTGCTGGTGCTATGCAGACAGACATGGTGCAAGGTGGCAAGCGTAAGGGTAAGGATGATATCTATGTCGAACTCATGACGGCTCGTGAAGAAGTAGAACGCTTCACGGCTGAAGCTATTAAGCAGAAACTAGAGTTTCGGCGGCAGATAGCAAACGTGGGGGATATAGACGCTAGATCCCTACTACAAATGGTATACATAGACCAGCTAGATATCTGGCAGATATGTGACCGCATGGGCTTTAGTAAGGCTACCTACTACGTTAAGTTAAGACAAGCTGAGAAGTATTTGGACTAATCTACAGTGGTATATACCAATCCATACTCCACTATACTATGGTCGTGGTAATATAGTATTATCAACTTAGAAGGACACAGCAGTGTTCTTCTTTTACTTTTATCTGAAAGGAGGTGTGCCAATGCCAATGGTCAGACGATGTAAGGCAGAGGGGTGCCGTGCCTTAACAGAGAGACCAGCACACTACTGTACCACACATCACAGTATGGAAGCAGCATACATGGAAGAACGACAGAGATACTCACGCACAAGATACAACAAGCGAGTAAGGAACAGAGACGATGAGAGTAAGGAACGCTATGCGTTCTATCGCTCAAAGACTTGGTCATCTATTCGTAAGATTGCACTAGAACGTGACAACTATCTATGTCAGTACTGTCTAGCGTTGGGTGTGACCACACCAGACGCACGCATAGGCGACCACGTAACACCCGTTGAAATAGCTCCAGAACTTAGGACTGAAATTTCAAACGTGGTAGCAACGTGCAGAAGCTGCGATAATACAAAACGTACCTTGGAACAAGAAATCTATGGTACTGGTCAAAATAGAACGAAACAGAACACCGAACTACGACTTTCCGTGGCATCGTGGGCCGATTTAATAGCCCGCAAAAAAGAGGACGTCGTTAAACCCCTCTAATAAGCCCATAGCACGATTTTATAATAAGGGTGGTGTAATAACCCTCGACCCAATTTAAAATTGACCCCCGCCCCCTTCTCGTGCCAAGGAGAGCCGCCACAAGGTGTTTTCTTACACCGCACGCCAATTTTGAGGGTTTTAACAAGGGTCTTTTTTTATTTTAGGAGGTGAGAGCGTGGCAAATAAGTCACCGGCAAGGCGTGAGCCGTTTTACAAGCAAAATGACCGTTTTCTACCGCTTGACCCACCAAACTACTTAGGAACAGTAGCGAGGACGGTTTGGACTAAAATCATTCCTTTTTTAAAAGCGACAGAAAAGGTCGAACGCATTGACACGTTCCTTGTGGAAACCTATTGCACGACATACGAGATTTACAAAAAAGCCTATGAGGACGTGAAAGAAAACGGTATCCAAACCGAGATTATTAAATATATCCAGTCTCCCGGAAGTGGTGAAATCTTAGGCGAGCAATCAATGGGATTTAAGAAAAACCCAGCCGTTGCGACTATGAAAGACGCTGCTGAAACCCTTAATAAAATAGGGATTCAACTAGGGTTGACCCCTAAAGGGCGAGCAGAATTGGCTGAAATAGCCGGAAGTCAAGCGGATAATTCTTCGATGAAAGATAAGATGGCAGCATTCTTTAAATAAAGGAGGTGAGACATGCAAGAGATTGATTTAACCAAGTCAAAAGATGTAATCGGTGCTTATAATAGCATCGATTTTTCTTATGAGCGAAAAACCTATACCGACTATGGCACACAATACTGTTTCAATGTGCTAGATGGCAAGATTGTTGCTGGTTACAATATCCAATTAGCATGTTTCCGACACCTCCGAGACTTGCAAAGACAAGGCGATAGCGATTTTCCTTATGTCTATTCGATTGAAGCATTTAACCGTTTCTTGAAATTCTTGTCTCTAGTGCCAAACGTTGATGATCTTAGTCAAAAGCTAGAGCCAATGGATTGGCAGTATTTCATATTTGCCCAACTCTTTGCATGGTTTGACTTGGACGATGTACCGAGGTTTTCAAATATCATTATCTCGATTGCCCGTTCGCAAGGTAAGACGATGATAGCTGGTATTTGCCTTAATTTCTCTTATTTGATTGAGATTATAGGTCAAAGTAACCAAGACTTCCTTGTTAGCTCTCTAAACTTCGACCAGACGATGAAGCTCTATACTTACGTTAAATCTATGATGGCTAGAATCATTGAGAATGAACCGTTTAAGTCACTGGCAGAGGAAACGCAAGTCCAATTATATTCACGAGAAATTAAATCGCTTGTGGATGCCAATACCATTCACACTATCTCGTTTGAATCTGGTAAATTTGACGGTAAACACTTTAAATTAGCCGTAGCCGATGAGGTCGGGGAGCTTAGAACGGATGAAGGTATTTCTAAAATCACATCCGGACAAGTCAACACCGAGGGCTCACGCTTTATTGAAATTTCAACTTCTTACCAAACACCCGATGTTCCATTTCATCAAGAGCAAAAGAAACTGATTGAGATTATGGAACGTGACTTTGATAGGTCTGGTGATGACCAGCTATGTCTAATCTGGTCGCAAGATAATTTGGAAGAAGTGTTTAAGCCGGAAACGTGGTCTAAAAGCAATCCTTTGCTTAATCATCCGAAATTAAAAGATGGATTGATGAAAGGGCTGCTTTCCGAGCGTGATAAGAAGCTACTCATGGGTAAACTTGCCGATTTCCAAGTTAAGAACATGAATTGTTGGTTACTTGCTGATAGTAATAGTTTCCTTGATTTGACTGATATTGAAAATGCAGTCGTTGATGAATTTGATATCAAGGGAAAACGTGTTTATGTCGGTCTTGACGCTTCAATGTTCAGCGATAACACGGCTATTGGTTTCGTCTATCCCTACGTTACTGAAGACGGCAGACAGAAATGGCATGTCGAACAACATAGTTTCATTCCCTGGCAACAAGCCGGCTCACTAGAAGCCAAGATGGAACAAGATGGCGTTAACTATCGAGACTTGGAAACCAAGGGTTTTTGTACGATTACAAGTCACCCACAAGGGCTTATTAACCCAGAGGAAGTGTACCGTTGGTTTTGTGAGTATGTAGAAGATAATCAGCTTGATGTGGTCTTCTTTGGCTACGATGCCATGATGGTTTCTAAAATTATCAAAGCCTTGGAATCTAACACGAGCTTTCCGCTTATGCCAATTAGACAGCGGACAAGTGAGCTGAAAGACCCGACAAAATTCCTTCAAACGCTATTTATCGAAGGCAATATCACTCGACTTGATGACGAAATCATGCGAAAAGCCTTGATAAATGCGGTAATTAAAGAGGATAACATCGGTATTCAAGTCGATAAAATGAAATCGACCTATAAAATCGACGTTGTGGACGCTCTTATCGATGCGTTTTATGACGGGATGTATGCGTTTGAAGATTACGCTATTACCAATAACCCAACATGGAAGGTCGAACACATGAGCCAAGAAGCCGTCCTAAACTGGTTGAAAAACCCAGATAGTGGGTTACTAGAGGAGTATTAATACATGATTTTGAAGTTTTTTAAGGCGATTTGGGCTATTTTTGACATTTTGATGTTCATTTTAGCTGCAATTTCGCTTAATTTAACGACTTACAACCTCGGTTACGTGTGGTTTGGTATCAGTATGCCCATTACATTCGTACTAGCTGGGTTGATTAGTGAACTAGCCGCAAAAAAAGGCTAGAAAGGAGGTGATAATAATTGCCGATATTTAATATTGCAACCGAAAGCCCACCGAGCAATCAAGGGGGCTTTTTTGATATTGCTGATCCAGAGTTTTTAGCTACCTTGAACGGTAGCGAGTGGGTATCAGCCGAAACCGCTCTTAAAAATTCGGACTTATTCTCTATTATCAGTCAGCTATCCAATGACCTTGCGACTGCAAAACTAACGACTAGTCGAAAACAATTGCAAGGCATTGTGGACAATCCATCAAACAACGCTAACCGTTTCAATTTCTACCAGTCAATCTTTGCTCAAATGCTATTGGGCGGGGAAGCCTTTGCCTATCGATGGCGCAATGATAACGGGCGTGATATGAAGTGGGAGTATTTAAGACCATCTCAAGTTACATTTAATCGTTTGGACAATCAAAATGGTCTTTACTACAACATCACATTTGACGACCCACGCATTCCGCCAAAACAACACGTCCCACAAAGCGACATCTTACACTTTAGATTGCTATCAGTGGACGGTGGGTTGACAAGCGTAAGTCCTTTGATGGCGCTGGGTAGAGAATTAGACATTCAAAAAGCCAGTGATAAGCTAACGCTTAACTCTCTTAAAAATGCCCTAAACGCCAATGGTATTTTGAAAATCAAAGGCGGTGGTTTGCTCGATTTCAAAACTAAGGTCTCACGCTCACGACAAGCGATGAAGCAAATGCAAGGTGGCCCGTTGGTACTGGATGATTTAGAGGACTTCACACCTCTTGAAATTAAATCCAACGTGGCCCAACTACTTAAGCAAGCGGACTGGACGACCGGACAATTTGCAAAAGTCTACGGTATCCCAGAGAACGTTGTCGGAGGGCAAGGGGACCAACAGTCTTCACTAGAGATGAGCTCAAATGTCTACTCTAAAGCAGTAGCACGTTACTTAAGACCGTTCCTCAGCGAATTATCTCAAAAACTTTCATGCGATGTGGACGCAGATATTTTTCCAGCGGTTGACCCGACTGGTGCTAACTATATCAGCCGTATCAATAGCATGGTCAAAAGTGGCACACTCGCACAGAATCAAGGCTTGTATATTTTGCAACAAGCTGAGATTTTGCCTAAAGAGTTGCCAGAGGGTAAGAACCCTAACCGTACCACATTGAAAGGAGGTGAGATAAATGGGCAAGATTGACATTAAAGGCGATATTGTAAGTGATGATGCCGGGGCGTTTTATGAATATTTTGGCATGTCTAGTACCTATCCTAAATTGGTACAAGATGCCATCGCTAACGATGAAGACGAAGAAATCACGCTTAATATAGCGTCTAATGGTGGTGATGTGTTTGCAGCTAGCGAAATCTATACAATGCTTAAGGCGAGTGGCAAGCGTATTGTGGTTAATGTACAAGGGCTTGCGGCTAGTGCTGCGAGTGTCATTTCTATGGCTGGTGATACCGTGCGTATCAGTCCGACGGCACATATCATGATACATAAGGCATCTACTGGCATCGTTGGAAACAGTGATGACCTAGAGCATCAATCAGCGGTCTTAAATAGCATTGATGAATCCATTGCTTTGGCTTATGAAATGAAGACTGGACTTAAACAACCAGAGCTTTTAGACCTCATGGCTAAAGAGACATGGCTTAATGCTAAAACTGCCGTTGATAAAGGCTTTGCGGATGAAATCATGTTCTTCGACAACGATGAAGAAGAAATCATGGTTACGAATGCCACACATCAACTACCAAGCAAGTCAGCAATCACTAAATTTAAAAATATGATTGCGACACCTAAGACCAATACTTTGCGTGAGCAGAAATTGGCTATTTTACTTGAAAAATGAAAGGAAGATGAATATTGAAAACATCAAACGAATTGCATGACCTTTGGGTTGCACAAGGCGACAAGGTCGAAAATCTTAATGAAAAACTTAACGTAGCTATGCTTGACGATTCAGTTACCGCTGAAGAATTGCAAGCAATCAAAAACGAACGTGACACTGCGAAAATGAAACGTGACATGTTCAAAGAACAATATACAGAAGCTCGTGCTAGCGAAGTAGCGAATATGTCAGAGGAAGAAAAACAACCATTGACTGAAAACGAAGAAGAAGTTAAAGCTAACTTCGTTAAAGACTTTAAAAACCTCGTTCGTGGTCGTTACCAAAACTTGCTTGATTCTAAAACAGACGCTACTGGCTCAGACGCTGGCTTGACTATCCCTCAAGATATTCGTACAGCTATCAATACATTGGTTCGTCAATACGATTCATTGCAAGAATACGTTAACGTTGAAAACGTAACTACTCTTACTGGTTCTCGTGTTTATGAGAAATGGGCTGAAATTACTGGTCTTTCTAAACTCGATGATGAAGCTGGACAAATTGGTGCCAATGACGATCCAAAACTTTCTCTTATCCGCTACGCTATCAAACGCTATGCTGGTATCTCAACAGTAACTAACAGCTTGCTTGCTGATTCTGCTGAAAATATCCTTGCTTGGTTGTCTGGATGGATTGCGAAGAAAGTCGTTGTTACTCGTAACAAAGCCATCTTGGAAGTTATTGCAACACTCCCAACTAAACCAACATTGGCTAAATGGGATGATATCATTGACCTCGAAGCTAAAGTTGACCCAGCTATTAAACAAACTTCATTCTTCTTGACTAACACTTCAGGCTTTACTGCTCTTAAGAAAGTTAAGAATGCAATGGGTGACTACCTCATGGAACGTGATGTTAAATCACCAACTGGATACTCAATTGATGGATTTGCAGTTAAAGAAGTTTCTGACCGCTGGCTTGCTAACGGTACTGGTGGAGCTATGCCATTGTACTTTGGTGACTTGAAACAAGCGGTAACATTGTTTGACCGTCAACACTTGTCACTACTTTCAACTAACATCGGTGGTGGAGCATTCGAAACTGACACTACTAAAGTACGTGTTATTGACCGCTTCGATGTTGTAAAAACTGATGAAGAAGCGTTTGTGCCAGCGTCATTCAAGACTATCGCTGACCAAAAAGCTAATCTTACTGCCGGAGCTTAATTTAGGAGGTAAGCAATGAGTGTATCTAAGGAAACCATCATGCAGACCTTGAATCTGGATGAGACAGACGACACTGCACTCATTCCAGCTTACATTGAATCGGCTCAACAGTACATTATCAATGCAGTCGGTAATGACCCGAAATTCTACGACCTTGAAAGTGTAGAATCTTTGTTTGACACGGCTGTAATAGCCCTCACAAGCTCATATTTCACCTATAGGGTGGCTTTAACTGATACAGTGACTTATCCTATCAATTTAACGTTGAATAGCATTATAGGGCAATTAAGGGGCTTATACGCAACGTATAGCGAAGAAAGAGGTGACTAATGCCTAAAGTTAGATATTTACCCTCAGACTTTCGTTTTAAAGCTGATTTTGGCACATATCAAAGCACCCCTAACAAGTTTACGGGTGTGAGCGTGCCAAAGTTTGTTAAACAATTTACATTGCACTATAAACCCCACACTCGCACACTCAATCAAGAGTATTTGGCCCAACAAAATGGCGAAAGCGATACAAGAGTTATCGTTATTCGTCATAACGCTAAAGTGGTAGAAGGTCAAGTCGTTGTTTTAAATGGCACTCAATATGATATTGTGCGTGTTAGCCCAAACGAAAACTTTGGGTTTAATCGCTACGACTTTCTGACTTTGAGAAAGCATAAGAAAGTTGGGTGATAGCTATGGTAGGGCTTGATGAAGCACTAGAGGGCTGGCTTGAAACGGTAGCCAGTATTGGCGATATCACACCAGCGGAACAAGCGAAAATCACTACCGCTGGTGCGAAAGTGTTTCAAAAAGAGTTGGAAGAAGTCACTCGAGAGAAACACTACTCAAACAAGAAACATTTGAAGTATGGGCACATGGCTGACGGTTTATCTGTCCAATCCACTAATGCGGATGGCAGAAAAAACGGTGTGGCAACCGTAGGCTGGAAAAACAACTACCACGCTCAAAATGCCAGACGATTAAATGACGGCACAAAGAAATACCGTGCTGATCATTTCGTTACCAATGTCCAAAACGATAGCACCGTTCAAAAGAAAGTGTTATTGGCAGAAAAAGAGGAATATGAAAAACTCATTCGTAGAAAAGGAGGAAAGTGATTAAGTGTTAGCAACCGTAAAACTAAAAGAGCTAATTGACGGCAAAGAATTTGGTGAAATAAGCGAAGTATATGCAAACAACTTGCCTAAAGAGCTCGAAGAAAATACCGATAAGACAATCGTGTTACTCACTGAAAGCAATCCCTCACTTGACTTGAGTGGGAATAATACCTTTTTCGGAAAAACGGATAGAGTAGAGGTACAGATTTTTTACAAAGCTGATATTGATTTTGATATTGAAGCCTTTGAGATGGAATTACTGAAATTCCTAAAATCTGAACACTACTCAATTACAGATATGAGAGAACACAGCATAGACCCCGACACATTGCAGATTACGGCGGTCTTTTTTGTTGCTCTCGATAAGCTAATTTAACAAAGGAGAAATTACTATATGGCAATTGTAGGTTTGAAAATGGTTCGCCTTGCTTTGGTTGACCCAAAAACCCAAAAACTACTTAAAGGCAATGATGGCCTTTCAACAGACGGCGTGATTGAAGTTGATTCTAAGATGCTTGGTACTCGTACCGCTAACATCTCAAACTTGGAAGGTCAAGCGACTAAAGTACCAGGGAACAACTCAGTGCAAGACGTAATGATTGCACCAGGTTCACCAACAGTAGCGTTTGACTTCAATAACCTTGACTTTGAAATCAAACAGAAAATGCTTGGTTTCAAACCAGACGGCAAGGGTGGTTATGTGATGGATGGTGAAAAACCACACACAGCGGTGTTGATTGAATCTGAAACACTTGACCGCAAACACTCAGTATTCTTCGGTTTTGCTAACGGTATCATGCAAGAATCAACTCAAAACGTTGCTACAGATACCGATACTGCTCAAACTCGTCAAGACGATAACATGACATTCAATGCCTTGTCAGCGGATGCGTTCGGTGGTGAGCCTTACAAGAAATACTATTCTGGAGCATCTACTTTCGACAAAGCTAACATGTTCAAAGAAGTTTTCGGTGGATATGTTCTCACTGGTACACCAGGAATCGGTGGATAATCTAAATAATTCGCAAGAGGTCGGGCTCATGGCCTGACCTCTATTTTTGTGTTAAAGGAGTAAAGATAAATGGAAATCAGAACTATTCAAATCCCAGAAATCAGTAAGAAAGCCTTCAAGGTGGCTACAAGCAACCGTAACGTCTTGCGTATGCATGAGTATCAACTTGCCGTGCTTAAAATCAGCGACACCGTCGAAGAAAGCGACACACAAGAGCAAGCACAAGCAAGCTTCACAATTCTCAAAGAAATGCTTGGTTTTATCCGTGCTGTCCTCAATTTGGATGATGAAGCCTATGACAAATTGCTTGATTTGGATAATGTCCGTACACAAGAGATTGCCGAAAAATTGGTGGGCTATATGTACGGATTGACAGACGAACAACTTGAAAACGCCGCTGGTGAAACTGACCCAAAAGACTAAAGTCTAAAGGCGAACAGATTTTTGATTTAGAAAATCGCATTGAAGATTTAAAAATCATTGCTAAAAAATCAATCCAAGGTTTTGGGTGGACACTAGATCAGTATTACGACACTGACTATTATGAGCTAATGAAAATTTTGAATGCTAAAGAGGAAGAAGATAGAATGGTTGACCCAACATCTTTACTCTAAATATTTAAGGAAAGGAGGAAAAATATTACATGGCAAAAGTACAAGCTACCATGTCCACGGAAATCGCCTTGGATACGCTACAGGCTGCCAATTCGATTAAGCGGTTAACTCAGTTAGTCAACAGTTCTACTAACGCATGGAAGGCACAAGAGAGCCAAATGCGTAGTGCTGGTGACTATCTCGGGGCAGCACAAGCTAAGTACGATGGTTTGGGTAATGCTATCCAAAATCAACAACATAAGATTGAGAAACTGAAACAAGAGCAGTCTCAACTTAAAGGTAGTACCGCTGAAACCGCTGAACAGTACCTTAAGTACCAACAACAGATTGACCAAGCGACTACTCGTTTGGCGTCGTTGGAAAATCAACAAAGGCAAGCTAAAAGCAGTCTGGACTATCATCGGTCTGGGCTTGCTGAATTGCAGCGTGAGTACAAAGCTCAAAATGAAGCCTCAGATACTTATATCAAGCGTCTGAAAGCAGAAGGCAAAGAGGACGAAGCTAGGCAAGAACAACTCAAGCAATACAAGGGTTCGATTACTAACTTAAACAAGCAGTACGAGACCCAAAAAGAAATGCTTGAGCGTGTGGCAAAACAATCCGGAAGAACAAGCGATGAATATCGCAAGCAAAAGCAACGCTTGGATGAAACGGCGACAAGTCTAGCACACACTCGCAATGCTGCCGATAAGTTAAATGATGAGATTGAACAAAGTCAACGGTCTAGCTCACTCATTGGACGCTTAAAAGATAGTTTTAAACGTTTAGGTAGTGAAGTCAGTGAGACTGAAACGAAAACCTCACGTTTGAAAGGTATCTTTGGAGCTACGTTTGCCGCTAACTTAATTAGCAACGGTTTCCAAAACGCATTGGGAGCTATCAAGGGTAAGTTTGACGAAATCGCCCAATCAAGCGCTGAATACGTTAAATATCAACAAACCATGAACGCCACTTGGTTAACACTTACCGGTAACGCTGAAGAAGGTAAGAAAATGGTCGATATGACCAACCAAATGGCACAAGCAGCGGCTAACTCAACCGAAATGGTTGACGGCATGAACCAAAAATTCTATGCCGTTACCCACAATACAGAGTTGACCAAGCAACAAACGCAAGCTATCTTGACATTGCAAGATGCGTTTGGTCAGACCGATGCAGCCGTTGAGAATTTCGCTACCCAGTGGGCTCAAATGATTGCCAATGGTAAGGTCCAAGGACAAGACATGATGTCAATCATCAATGTTTTTCCGGAAATGAAAAACCAACTTAAAGAAGTAGCTGCGCAAGAATTGGGCATTACAGACATGACCCAAGAGAAATATGCCGAATTGCAGAAAGATGGCAAAATCACTGCTGAAATGGCGCAGAAAGCCTTGTTTGAGTTGCAAGACAAATACAAGGATGCGACAGCTAACTTCTCGACTACTATCGGTGGTCTTGAAAGAACTATCCAGTCTCGTATGCCGGCAGTGGTTGCAGCTTTCCGTGACCCAATCGACAAAATGAAAAATCCTTTCTTGCAACAGATTGGTAATTGGGTTGCTGACCCTAACACTGAGACTAAGTTTAAAGATTTAGGGGAACATGTTTCTAAAGGTCTAGGCACTATCATGGATGCCTTTTCTAAAGTCTTTAATCTAGGTAGTGGTACCGACAAGCTCAATGGCTTCATGGACGGCCTTAACAAGGTCGTTGATAACGTTAGTAAAACCATTGCTAACAACGCCCCTAAGATTGTAGCTTTCTTTAAAGAGGTTAAAGATAGTTTAGCTTCGGTGTTTAGCATTGGTAAAGACTTTGCTAGCGGTGTTTGGGAAACTGCCGTAGGCATGATTAAAGGTGTTGCCGAAGCGCTTAACCTAATGACTGGCAACGGCAAGAAAGCTAAATCACCAGTAACATCACTATCAAAGGCTTTAGGCGGTATTGCAGAACATAAAACGGCTATTAAAACGGTCGGTTCTTTGTTTGCTGCTTACTTTGTAGGTTCTAAAGTAGCTTCAGGAGTGATGAAAGTTGCGAAAGCTATTAACGTGATGAAAAATTCAACGATAGCTATGACTGTCGCCCAAAAAGCTATGGCTGCCGCTCAAAAAATTGCGACGGGGGTGCAAGTAGCATTGAACGCAGCAATGGCAGCAAATCCCATCGGGTTAATCGCTGTTGCGGTAGCAGCGGCTGTCGCTGCATTGGTATTGCTCTATAAACACAACAAGAAATTCAAGAAATTTGTTGATGGCATGTTTAGCGCTGCTAAAAAAGCCTTTGATAAGATTTTTAAAGTAACAAAAGAAATCTTTGGCAAGATCATTGATTTCTTCAAAAAGGACTGGAAACAGGTCCTTTTATTTATTGCCAATCCGATTGCCGGGGCGTTTGCTTTAATTTATAAGCACAACAAGAAATTCAAGAAATTCGTTGATGGTATCGTTAAGAGTATCAAGGACGGTTTTTCTGGCGCTGCGAAATGGCTCGGTAAGACATGGGATGGCATGAAGAAGACTTGGACTGGTGCGATGGATTCAATGACCAAAAGCACCAAAAAAGGCTTCGAAAAAACCAAGAACTATTTCACGGGCGGTGAGAAAGGTATTAAAGCCTTTACCAATACTGCTAAAAAATTGCTTGTTATCTCCAATCCAGTAGTAGCTGGGTTTGAGTTGATGTACAAGCACAACAAGCCATTTAAGAAGTTTGTTGATGGCACTGTGGACCATGTCAAAGATATGGCGAAAGGCGTTGCAAAACACATGACCAGCCTTAAAAAAGACTGGTCTGATAAGTGGGACAACGTTAAGAAATTCGCATCTAAAACGTGGGACGGTATCAAGGGGAATGCTACTGAAGCAATGACCGCCCTTGGTAAGGATATCGACAAACACCACAAGGGCATCAATAAGAATTGGTTTGACGGCTGGGAAAACTCTAAGAAATTCCTATCTAAAAAATGGGATGAAATCGGAGCGTTAACACAAGAAAAATTTGGCGTTAACATTACCAAACTGATTACCGACGCATTGACTAATATTGCTAAATTCTTCAAAGATACGTGGGACAACGTTAAAAAAGGCTTTGGTGAAATGTGGGACGGCATGAAAAAACTTGCCGGTGATGGTATTAATGCCGTCATTGCATTGCCAAACGCTGGTATCGATGGTATCAACAAACTGATTTCTGACTTTGGCGGTAGCAAAGAAGCTATCTCTAAAATACCGAAAGTTAAGTTTGCCGGCGGTACTGGTATGTTTAGCTCATACCGAAACCCAATTACTAAGCCTACGTTAGCTACGCTTAATGATGGTTATGACAGCCCAGAGACAAACAACCAAGAAATGGTTATCTTGCCAAACGGGCAATCATTCTTGCCACAAGGTCGAAATGTTGAGTATCTCTTGCCAGCCGGCTCAGAGGTAATCAATGCTAGTGAATTGGCTATGCTTATGGGTGTAGAGCGTGGAGCCTTTGCCAAAGGTACTGGTTTCTGGTCTAAAATCTGGGATACTGCCACCAACGTAGCGGGCTCGGTTTGGGATACCATGAAAAATGGCGTTGACAAATTCATGAAGATGATTGAGTTTGTGACCGACGTTGTCAAAGACCCGGTCGGTTCATTGGCTAAAAAATTCAGCCCTAATGCTGATAAATTAGCTGGCATGTTTAATCCGCTCGGTAATGCGTTATACAAGAAACCAGTCGAAGAAGCCAAGAACTGGTGGAAAGAGCTTTGGTCTATGGCTAACGCTTCGATGGATGAAGGTACTGTGGCGATGGGTGCCAAAGGTGATGACTACCGCTTCAAAGATAAGGCAAAAGACGCTGGTGCTGACCCGTGGGGTTACTTCTATCGTGAGTGTGTATCATTCGTTGCCAGTCGTTTGGCAAACCTTGGTGTTAAACCTAGTCTATTCAGTCACCTTGGTAACGGGAATCAGTGGATTTCTGCGAGCGTACCACACTTAAGTAGACCAAAACCGGGTACAGTAGCCGTCTACACTGGTGGACCAGTTTCAAGCAACCACGTTGACTTTGTAACAGCCGTACATGGCGATACCTATGACGGTGAAGAATACAACTACGGTGGGAATGGTCAGTATCACCAATACGCTGGTCGTCATATTTCAAACGCTGCTACCTTCCTTGATTTCGGTGTTCGAGACAGCGGAAGTAGTAGTGGTGATGATAGCAAACCGCTTAAAGACCGAAACAACCCGCTTCAAACTTTGATTAAGCGACAAGTTGGTGGCATGTTCGAATGGATTAAGAAAACCCTTGGTCCGTTGCTCAGCCCTCCGGGTGGTGGTGAAGACGGTCCGCAAGGTACTGGTGTTTCTCGTTGGCGTGAATCGGTTGTTAGAGCCTTGAAGGCTAACGGTATCGAGCCGAATGACTTCCGTGTGTCTAAGATTTTGGCAACTATTCAGCGTGAATCTGGTGGTAATCCTAACGTTCAAAATAACTGGGATAGCAACGCAAGAGCTGGTACACCATCTATTGGTTTGATGCAAACTATTCAACCAACATTTGACGCTTACAAGCATGCAGGACATAACAATATCCGTAACGGATATGACAACTTGCTTGCTGCAATCAACTACATCAAACACCGCTACGGAACATCAGACGCAGCCTTTACCCGTGTAGCCGCTTATGGCTACGCTAACGGTGGTCTAGTCCACAAGAATGGTGTTTATGAATTAGCTGAAGGCGATATGCCAGAATATGTCATTCCAACGGATATCGCTAAACGTGGTAGAGCGTGGCAACTACTTACTGAAGCAGTGGCACGTTTTGCTGGTGATGCCCCACAAGGTAATCACGATAATACTTCAGACCGTGAGCGTGTTTCTGTCCTCGAAGATAAACTGGATGTCATGATTGGTTTGCTAAGTCAGTTAGTAACTAACGGCTCTAACCCAATCGAAATCAGAAACGTCATTGACGGAAGAAGTGTGTCAAACGGGTTAGCACCGTTTATGACAAAAGCAACAAACGATTATGAACGCAGACAAGCGTTGCTAGGAGGTAGCATTATTTGATAGGAATGTCAGTAACTTATGACGGTAAGAACTTAACCGAATTATTCAACGAAGGGCAAGGGCGTACCGTTCCAGTGGACGTCACTAAGAACGTGGCATCTAACTTCAACAATAACTATCAAGACCAAGGGCGTAGACGCTACGGTCAGCAATTCCTATATAGCACCTTGTCCGTTAAGCAGATTCAAGTATCGTTTACCTTGGTAGGGAACTACGACTACTTTAATACCATCGCCGAAACGCTAGGCGGCTATCTGAATGTTGATAAGCCTAAACCTTTGATTTTTGGTGATGAACCTAACAAGGTATGGGAAGCTATCCCGTCTGGCCAAGCGTCACTGGCAGTCGATAAGAACACTGCACCAATTACCGCAACAGTAACGGTCACGTTCGATGTCCCTAAAAGTTACGGTGAGAATAAGGCACAAGCCCTAGTAAGCAGCGACGGTGAAACCAAGTACGGTAGTATTAAGAAAGTTTCTACTGGTCATTACAAGGCTACGTTAAAGAACTTTGGTACGGCTGAAACTTACCCAGACATTAAGCTGAAATTTAACTCAGATAATGGCTGGGTTGGGATTGTGAAGTCTTCTAGCGAAAGTTATGAGATTGGCAATCCCAATGAAGCTGACACCCAAAACGTTAGGCGTTCAGAGGTTCTTTTGGATTATCGTGATGAAGATGGCATTAGAAAAGGTTTTGCGAGTGGCTCAAAAAACAATGGTATTTTCAACGACAATAGTGCTGATTTGAACGGGACGCTAAACATTGTCGATGTATTCAATCGTCCTAACATTGCATTGACTTCAAGAGGGAATGGAAATAAATTCCTTCAAGGTAGTTCGATTTCATGGGATATCCCAGTTGATTCTAGCGGTGAAAGAGGTTCGTTAAATGACTATATCTGGTGGAGACAAGTTTTTTGGTTGGGGTTGCCTAGCCAATATGGCTATCTCAAAATATGTGTTTCTGACGACCAAGGGCATTTTCTTTATGGCGTAGAGTCTAAGAAGAAAGAAAATGGTCTGGGTTGTGATTACAACATCATGACCACTGATGGCAAAGGTAGTTATCAAATTATCGACAGTAGGCATTTTCTAGGAACGCATTTAGACGAACACAATCCATTTAATGCACAACGTGGATGGTCAGACATGGCACGTAGAGACGATGAATTAATTTTCTATTGGTGGGGTTCTTATCTAAAATACAAAGTTCCTATCTTGAAAGGTCGTAAGTCAGCAAAAGTTAGTATTTTGTTATCCGGTGTTGGTCAAAGTCCGCTTGTAACTCACATGTATGTTGATAAATTCTGTTATCGCAAAGATTTTGTCAGTGCCACCGAGGATATCCCTAACCGCTTTGGCAAGGGCTCAGTGTTGGAAGTGGACATGTCGAAAGGTAAAACCTTTGTTGACAACTTGCCAGCATCTAATGAATTAACTTATCTGTCAGAGCCTTTCGGTATCGGCACTGGTGAAACTGAAATCGATATCTACACGTCTAGTTGGACAAGGACTGACCCAACAATTGAAATCACTTGGAAGGAGCATTTTGTTTAATGCAAATTTGGATTCATGACAAAAACATGCGTAAGGTTTGTGCCCTAAACAATAACGTTCCGGGCATGTTGCCCTACTCTAACAGTCAATGGCACACTTACCTTGAATACTCAACCAGTACATTCGATTTCACAATTCCTAAGATTGTGAATGGTAAAATGCACGAGGATGTAGCTTACATCAATGATCAAATGTATGTGTCATTCTTCTACGATAATACCTATCACGTTTTCTATGTGTCGCAACTTGTTGAAAACGATGATAGTTTTCAAGTAACGTGTAATAATACCAATCTTGAGTTAGCTATGGAATCTGCACAGTCTCGTAAGGCAGATAAACCACAGAATATCGCTTGGTATTTAAAAGAACTAGACTTGCTAGGAAATGCCGGCCTTGAAATTGGTATCAATGAAATTGCTGATAAAACAAGAACTATCACGTTTGAATCTCAAAACGGTACTAAACTAGAGCAGCTTCATAGTTTGATGAATCAATTTGATGCAGAATTTATTTTCCGTACCGAATTGAATCGAGACGGCACTTTGAAAAAGTTTGTCATTGACATCTACCAACAACCAGACGAAAATCACCACGGTATCGGTAAGGTCCGAGGGGATGTTATTCTCTACTACCAAAACGGGCTAAAAGGTGTCCAAGTCGCTAGCGATAAAACCCAATTGTTTAACGCTGGGTATTTCGTTGGGCAAGAAGGGACTAATCTTGAGAGCGTTGAGTTTGAAGAAAAAAACGAGCGTGGGCAAGTAGAGTTTTATTCTAAAAAAGGCAGTCCAATGGTCTATGCACCGCTATCTATGGAGAAATACCCGTCAACATTGAAGGATAGTGACACAGATAGATGGACACGCAAGGACTTTGAAACTGAATACAAGGATGTTAATGCATTAAAAGGGTACGCTATTAGCACGATAAAGAAATACGCTTACCCGCTATTGACCTATACTGTTGATATTCAATCTAGTTTTATCGAAAACTACAAGGATATTAATTTAGGCGATACTGTTAAGATTATCAATAATAATTTTAGAGGTGGGTTATCCCTCGAAGCTCGTGTGTCTGAAATGGTAATCAGTTTTGATATGCCGTTGAATAATTCAGTGGTATTTACCAATTTTAGAAAGTTGGACAATAAACCGTCCGGCAGTTTGCAACAACGTATTGATGAGATTGTTTCTAAATCTCTACCATATCGTGTCGAGATCACAACCACGAACGGCACAGTATTTAAGAACGGCGTTGGTCGCTCGACTGTTCGACCAGTTTTAAAACAAGGTGATAGAACTGTTAACGCTACATGGCGTTTCGTGATTGACGGTGTCATTAAATACGTGGGGATGACCTACGACATGGTAGCATCACAGATTACCCAACCGACAGCGTTGACGGTTTCCGCATGGGTAGATAACAAAGAAGTAGCTTCAGAAGAAGTTACTTTTTTAAATGTCTCAGACGGTAGGAATGGCACTCCTGGACCGCAAGGTCCGACTGGACCAGCCGGGCCTAAAGGGGATAGAGGTAACGACGGCTTGCCTGGTAAAAACGGAGTAGGTTTAAAATCTACCACTATCACTTACGGCATGAGCGATAGTGATACTGTCATGCCTACAAGCTGGACTTCCAACCCGCCTATTTTGGTCAAAGGAAAATACCTATGGACTAAGACACAGTGGATGTATACGGATTCTTCTAGTGAAACTGGATATCAGAAAACATACATCCCACAGAATGGCTCTAAAGGTGATGATGGTCTGCCGGGTAAAGATGGTGTCGGGCTAGTAAACACTACGCTACGTTATGCGAAATCTACGGACGGTGTCAACAAACCGTCTGGGGTTGTGGTGGCTAATTTCCCTAACGAGATTAAGCCTAATCGATCAATCGTTGACAACAACGTCGTTACTGATTTCAAAGTTCGGTTAGAACAAGGTAAGATCTACATCTTATCTGCCGAAACCAATGGAACGTTTACCAATCAGCACAATCCAAACCAATCGAGCGACAATGCTACGATTTGGCTTGTCAATCCAAGTTTTAGTACATGGGCAGTGATTTCTGACAGTAACACGGCTAACGGTACGAGATACACCCACAATCGCCCGACTGGTGAATACAATATTCGTGTCAATGGTTATAAAACTGATAATTCTACATGGGTTAAAAACATCGTATTCGAGGACGGTACATGGTCGCCAGAAATTCCAACAGTCAACCCCGGTGAATATCTCTGGACAAGAACGACATGGTTCTATTCAGACGGAACGAACGAACAAGGGTATTCTGTCGCTAAGATGGGTGAACAAGGTCCAAAGGGAGACCGTGGTATACCCGGTGTCAAAGGTGTTGATGGTAAAACACAGTACACCCACATTGCCTACGCCGATACCGTGTCTGGTAGTGGTTTCAGCCAAACCGACACCAACAAGGCATTTATTGGTATGTACCAAGATTTCAACGCTACAGATAGCCGAAACCCGCAAGACTACCGCTGGAGCAAATGGAAGGGTAGCGATGGACGGGATGGTATTCCGGGGAAAGCTGGAGCAGACGGAAGAACGCCTTACGTTCATTTTGCTTATGCGGATAGCGCTGATGGTCGAAACGGTTTCAGTTTGACACAAGACGGGAACAAGCGTTATTTGGGTGTATGTACTAACTTTGACAAAACAGACAGCACCAACCCAGCCGATTACTCATGGAACGATATGACCGGCAGTGTTTCGGTTGGTGGCGAAAACCTAATAACTAACTCAGCCTTTCCGGATAATTTGGATGGTTGGGGCTATTGGGAAGCATCACAACCTAACTCAAATTTATCTGTTTCAAGTCATTCACTCTATTACAATGGCTCGAAACCAATGTTTTTGTTAGCAACAACAACAACAACAACAACAACGCCAAGCGCTACGCTGAGATTCCCAGTGAAACGAAACACTAACTATTCTCTTAATGTTTCGATTTTGGCAGGCGGTAACCTAAAGGGAATGGATATCTATTTTCTTGGTCGCCAATCAAACGAAACTAAAGTGTTTAGCAAAGTAGTCAATATCAAGCATTTCGATGGTTCGCCATCCACAAGCGGTGTTAAGAAATTTCACTTCACTTTCAACTCCGGCGAATGTGATGAAGGGTTCATCCGTGTCGATAATACTGGTACGACAAACGGCAGTCAGTCGTTGCTATTCTTCACCGAGCTTGATTGTTATGAAGGCACAACTGACCGGGCGTGGCAAGCGTCCCCTAAAGATTTAGAAAAACAACTAAATAGCAAGGCTGATAGCGCATTGACGCAAAGCCAGCTAAACCGTTTGAATGAGATTAATTCAGTGATGAAAGCCGAATTAGAAGCTAAAGCATCTCTTGATACACTCAATCAGTGGGTGAAGGCTTACCAAGATTTCGTTAATGCAAACAACGCCAATCGTGCACAAGCCGAAAAGAATCTTGCGGATGCTAGTGCTCGTGTCGCAAAACTAGAGAACAATCTGAATGATATGTCAGAGCGTTGGAATTTTATCGACAGTTACATGGCATCTTCTAACGAGGGGCTTGTCATTGGTAAAACGGATAACTCTAGCTCTATGCTATTCAATCCAAATGGTCGGATTTCAATGTTTTCAGCTGGTAACGAGGTAATGTACATTTCACAAGGTGTCATTCACATCGAGAACGGTATTTTCTCGAAAACTATCCAGATTGGTCGTTTTAGGGAAGAACAAGATTTTATCAATCCAGATAGGAATGTCATTAGATATGTAGGAGGTAAGTAAGATGGCAGAATATTGGTCGCAGGAAGAACGGGGCTACCGTGTTCGAATGACGATTGACCAAGTCAGTCAGAATGCCGAAGCTAATACCAGCACCATTCGTGTTCGGTTGACCTTGTTTAACCGTGAAAAAACATTCACGCACATTTGGTGTAAGTGGTATATCGACGCTTTTGGTCAATACATTGGTGACATGGGCTTTGCCGATATGCCACAAAAAAACTCGCAAGTTCAATTCATTGACAAAACTATCACAGTTGAGCACAAGAACGGAAACAATGTCTTTGGTTCGATTGCTTATTTTCATAGCTATGGTAATGGTTCTGGACCTCAAGACTTAACCGTTGGTCCGTATACCATCACTTTGGACCCGATAGCCAATGCTAGCGTCTTAACTATGCCTAGTAATGTCATTTTAGGTGATAGTGTTAATTTCTCTATCTCTAAAAAAGTAGCTTCAGCTAAGCACACACTACGATACTCATGGTATGGTCTCGAAGGAAAACTGGCAGATAATATTGACACATCGTATAGATGGGCAATTCCAGAGAGCTTTGCTAATGACATTCCTAACAGTTCGTCAGGCTGGGGAACGATATTCCTAGACACATACATTGACGGCAAACTAATCAACACGCAATCTAAAACATTCACTGCTGGCTTGTCGTTAAACAGAGTTAAGCCCACATTCTCTAGGATTGCGTTAGCGGATGCCACTGAATTTACAAGGAACATCACTCAATCGGATAGACACTTTGTTTCCGTGCTATCGAAAATCTATGCACGTTTTGATAATGTTCAAGCGAAGTACGGAGCATCTATCACGGGCTACTTTATGGAAATCGTCGGGAATAATAACACGATTTCTGCACCTAACGGCACTTTCCGTGAAATTTCCGTCAACAAAGATACACAATTCACGTTAAGGGGCTATGTTGAAGATAGTCGAGGGATTAGATCTGACCCTTACGAAATGACCATCACTGTTTTAAATTACTTCAGTCCAACATTGAAATTCGAAGTAGTTCGCAGTGGTGCAACCAACAGCACACTGACCATCAAGCGTTTTGCCAAAGTCGCACCACTTATGGTCAATGGTGTTCAAAAAAACCCGATGAAGCTAACGTTCACCACACGGCAAGTCGATTCGGATACAGAAACTATCGATAACGGCGGGGCTGGTGGAACATGGTCGCAGATTTCTGAATTTAACGCTTCTAATGCTAATCTTGGCAAATCATACCCAGCCGATACATCCTATGTTGTGGTTGGAAAACTGGAAGATAAGTTTACTAGCGTATCTTTCCAAGCTACAGTCACGGGCGACCGAATTGTAATATCCTACGACAAAGAAGGTATCGGAATTAATAAATACCGTGAGCGTGGGGCCTTGGATGTCGATGGCTTAATTTACTCAAACCGCAAACAGATTCAGCACCACAAACTGACCGAGCCAAACGGTGCAGCAATGGATACTAAAGTGGATAACCTAAACGACTATAGAACTACTGGATTCTATTCGATTCTAGGGAACTACCGAAACCATCCAGCATCGGGTGAGGGGGCTTATTTGCAAGTCGTGGAAAGCGTTTCTGGATATCATCAGACATTAACGACTGTTTCTGGTCGGATGTTTAAACGGACGGTGACTAGTAACTCTAACGGCTCGTGGATTGAGTACACACCTAAACCAGAGAAACCAGAGAAACCAGAACCGGCTTTGATAAAGAAAGAAGTCGATATGGGCTTTGGTATTAAAGCTAACATGGTAAGAAAAGGGAATACAGTAATGTGCAGCTTGGTTCGTGGCATCTATTCGGCATTAGGTGGGATCGAATATAAAGAGCTTAACGAAAAGATGCCAGAAGGCTTTAGACCAGTCGTCGAAACGAATTTGAACGCAAGTAAAAATGTTGGTGGCAATCAAATTGGTGTAGCAACGTGGCATCTATTGCCAAACGGTAATATTAATTTAACCAATCAATCGGACACCAAAGCTGTTTACAACGGAACTGTTTCTTACATCACTGAAGATAATTATCCAAATTAAGAAAGGAAAGAATAATTATGTCACTTAAAATTACAAAACAACGTACAATCAATGCAGAATTTAATGTTGAAGAAGAAGGAGCTACAATCCTTGTAAAACAGACTTTCATCAGCGTAGATTCCAATGCGGTCTCTACAGTGCAAGAAAATCTTCTTAATGCCGAACTCTACGCAAAACATCGTCAAGAAATGCGTACAGACGAACGTGCCCTACGTGAGTTGCGTTACAAGGTAGAAGACGAAATCTTGGCTGATACTACACAAGCGTAATGCGTAAAAAAATGGGGGTTAAATAAATATGTTAAGGAGTGTTAAATGCACAAACCGGACGGCATCTTTGGCGTGTTTGAAGTCGTCAAAGATTTCTATGAGCATGGCATAGACGAGCATCTATGGGTGTTCCTGCTCATGCTTGTAATCGTTGCTGATATCGTGTTGGGCGTTTCAAGGTCATGGGCTTTCCACGAATTTTCGAGCCGTAAGTTTCGAAAAGGGTTGGTTAGCCACACGGCTATGTTGATTATCGTGACCGTGTCTTATCCGTTTATGGTTTTTATGAATCTAGGCGGTGCTATGGATGCTTTTATTTTCGCCATGTTATCAGCATACGGGGCTAGTATTTTGGCTAGCTTATCGGCTCTAGGGGTTGAAATTCCCTTTATTGACAGATTTGTCAAGAAAAATATTGATAAGGATAAATTTAATCTTACCGAGGAGGAAGAAAAAAATGATTAATTTTAAACTACGTTTGCAAAACAAAGCTACTTTGGTAGCTCTTATCTCAGCAGTTTTCTTGATGTTGCAACAATTCGGGCTTGAAATCCCACATAACATTCAAGAGGGGGTAAATACATTCGTTGTGATTTTGGTAATTTTGGGTATTGTTACCGACCCAACAACTAAGGGTGTCGGAGACAGTGAGCGTGCATTAAACTATAACCACCCTCGTGAGGACTAGCTTATGGCTAAACTCATGACCTCTATCAACCAAGTAGAAGGTGGTGACATTCTCAAGTCTGGGGATGTTACCTCAGTCTTTGGTTTTGAAATTCTAGGGGCTGATGGCAAACGCATGGAGCTGTCCGGAACTGGCAAGCTCACACTGTCAAACGATGAAACCGTGGCATTGTACCAAGATGTAACCGTTGAGAACGGACATTTTACCTTTGTCATGGGCGATGTCGTAGAGCCAGGCACATACTACCTCGAAGTTAAACTAAACGGGCATATTTTCCCATCAAACAATTTCAAGGTAAAAGTTAAGAGCTCACTTAACATTGACGGTGTGATTCCATCAAAAAAAGACCCTAAATTAAAACTGTTAGCGGATGAATTGCGAGATTCTGGGCTAATCACTGGTGGTAGTGACACCACGGAAGACCTCGTAAATATCTACAATCTAGCTAAAATTTGAAAGGAAACATAAATGAGTAAATTACATGATTTCGCCCAAGCCGTGGGTGCTGACATCAAAGAAATCAAAACAACCTTAGCAGGCAAGGCTGATAAGGGTTCGGAAGGTGTGACTGAAGAACGTTTGACACAAGCTATCACGCAAGCTAAAACTGACCTTATTGGTGGGGCTCCTGAAGAGCTTGATACACTTAAAGAACTTGCTGATAAAATCGCCGCTGGTGGTGGTAATGTTGATTCTGGTATCATTACTAAACTTACAGAGTTTGGTAATCGTATTACAGCTATTGAAACTGAGGACTTGGTAGCAGCATATGCTGCAGCGAAAGCGTGAGCCTATGAGTAAGTTCACAGAATTTGCTCAAGCTGTAGGGGCGGATATCAAGGAAATTAAAGATAAACAATCTTCATCCTTGTCTGTTGCCCAAGCGTATGGACTGTTTCCAACATACAATAACTTTTTCCTACAAGTTATGGAACAAAATAAATTTGCGGAAGACCCGCTTGTAACAAAATCTCAATTACCTACAAACGAAATTGACACTTTAAAACAGAAGGTCGAAGAGTTGGAGAGAACTATCTCGGAGATTAAACAAGCTATTCAAAAATAATTTGAGAAAGGAGACCTATGACATCTAAAACACAGTTATTAAACACGCTTGAGAGCCTAGTCAATCAACGTGTAACCGTGCCTACCAACCCTTATGGCGGGCAATGCGTAGCTTTGATTGATAACGTGTTGCAATATCAAGGGTTGTTTAATCTTAATTTCAGCTACTTAAACGCTATTGATGCGTTAAGCCGTGCTGAAAGTCTAGGGCTTAAAGTTACCTACTTTAACGGTGCGAACAATCCACCCGTTGGGAGTGTATGGGTAACTAACTGTTTACCATATCACCAATTCGGTCACATCGGTTTTGTGGTTGCAGAAAACCCAGACGGCACAGTTACCACGGTAGAACAGAATATCGACGGTAACGCTGACTGCCTATATAATGGCGGGTGGACACGTAAGGTCACTCGCAACCTCGATAGTGCTGGGAATTTCAGTTATATTGATTGGAATGCACCTAGTCAGCAAATGGTTGGTTGGCTTGAATTGCCATTCGATGGGATGACCGAGAACACTTACTTTATCGACGTATCAGCCTATCAGCCAGGCGATTTGACTAGTATCTGTAGTGCTAGTGGTACGAACAACACAGTTATTAAAGTGACCGAAGGTGTGGGCTGGGTTAGTCCGGTAGCTACTCAGCAAACAAACACTAGTAATTGTATCGGTTACTACCACTTCGCACGATTTGGTGGCGAAGTCGCAACGGCCCAAGCTGAAGCAAATTACTTCATCAGCAACTTGCCATCACATCCCCGCTATTTGGTTTGTGACTACGAAGACGGCGCTAGTGGTGATAAGCAAGCAAACACTAACGCAGTCCTAGCATTTATGGATATCTGTAAAGCAAACGGCTTTGAGCCAATCTATTACAGTTACAAGCCGTATACATTGGCTAATGTGTATGTAGATCAGATTACTGCACGCTATCCAAATAGCCTATGGATTGCAGCGTACCCAGATTACGAGGTACGCCCAGAGCCATACTGGGGCGTATATCCAAACATGGAACACACACGCTGGTGGCAGTTTACATCGACTGGCCTAGCTGGTGGATTGGATAAGAATGTAGTCATTATTAATGATGGTGACAGTTTAGTAAATAAAGAAGAGGAAGAAGAAAATATGGATTATGTAGTACGTAGCGAAAGCGGAAGTCAAGGATATGTTGGTGTAGTTAATGGTCGCGTATTTGGCATTGGCTCAATGGGCACAGTAGATGCTCTACGTTCAGCGGGTGCTAAACACTTGACATTGCCAGACGATGATTTTGATCGTTTCTTGAATAGTCAATCGAACGACACGGCAGCAGTCTCTAAGGCAATCAATGAAGCTAGTGCCTCAGTGGTTAAAGCTATTGAAGAACGTGCACAAGCAACACAAGGACAAACTGGTGTATAATTAAATAAAAGAACCACGAAAACTATAAACTGAAAAGGAGTATATCACCTCCCGACAGACCACAGTTCGGACATCATGGTGGTAGTGGTCGAGCCTCAGCGTTTGCTGGGGCTTTTTTTATTTGGTATAAAATAAAAATATGGTATAATAATATTAGTTTTGAAGCATACCTCATAGGTAGACACCACTCGTAGCAGTGGTTTTTTAGTTGCCTTTTGACGGTGTTGATAATGGCGTAATCTGGGAGCGATAGTACCAGCCCCAAATTTTGCCCCAAAACTTTCAAAAAACACAAGAATAAATGAAAATAAAAAAACTATAAACCTTTGACTTTGGTGAGTTTATAGTTTTTATTTATTTCTATTTTTACCTCGATATCGTTGGCAGGGGACATTTTTAAGCCTTTAACCATGCGGTTTTAAAGCGTTTTGTCCACATTTGTTTTATCTTTTTATCGTTATGTTCTTTATGGGCTTTTAACGAAAAGGTTTTAAGCTATTCTGCCCCCAATTTAAGCCAATGTATTTGACGCCTATTGAATTATAGGTGTTTTTTTGATATGCAAAAACCCTAGTCAGGATTAGTCCTAACTAGGGTTTCGGATAGAATACTAGTGATGTTAAGCCTTCTGTTATCTCATTAATTGGAATTGGCACTTGTATCTGTGCTTGATGAAGCTTGTGGGTACTCGTAAGGATTGTTATCAACGTCGTTAATCCACTCATTGCTCTGATTAGTTGAGCTTGAGTGATTGCTTCCTCCACCAGCACCT